TAAGATTTTTAATCCACAGCACAGTATTTTCAATTTTTTCTTCTCTTGAAAGCTGAAGATTTGCAAACCTTTCTTCGTCGAATATTTCTCCTGTCTCCTCGTCTATACATTCAAGTATTTCAGTTTCTATTTTATACAGATTCATTGTAATCTTCCTCCGTCATTTCCTCCATAGAAAGAGCCAGATTGTATTTAGAAAAAAGAAGTTTAAGTTTATTAAAGCATTCGTCTGTTATTTCCCCGCCTGACGCTATGATAACGTCTTTGATTATACTTTTATATATATTTTTTTCTTTCATGCTTGACATTTCCTCCTTAGTTACTCACGGTCGTTCAATCATTGGCGCACTTCAAAATGTGTCTTTACAACTTCAATAAAGCCTAAATATTCTTTGGCGTATTTACTGTTACCGTGTTCTTCCTTTACCTTATTTTCGAACTCGTCGAGATTTCCGTCAAAACACCCGCATAAGACGTGTATATGTCCGTCTTTGCATTTAAAGAAACTGGCGGATCTATTATGAGATCCGAGTCCCTGTTCACAAAGATAATCATTATTACTGTTAATCAGCCCATCACCGTTAACCCGAGCGTAACCGCAAACCCAAGCGTCACCGACAACCTGAGCGTTACCGACAACCCAAGCGTTACCGTCAACCCAAGCGTATCCGCCAACCCAAGCGTTACCGTTAACCCGAGCGTTACCGCCAACCTGAGCGTTACCGCCAACCCAAGCGTTATCCCCAACCCAAGCGTATCCGCCAACCCAAGCGTTACCAACAACCTGAGCGTTACCAACAACCCAAGCGTTACCGCCAACCTGAGCGTTACCGCCAACCCGAGCGTTTCCTACAACCCGAGCGTTACCGCCAACCCAAGCGTTACCGCCAACCTGAGCGTTACCGCCAACCCGAGCGTTACCAACAACCTGAGCGTTACCAACAACCCAAGCGTTACCGCCAACCCGAGCGTTACCGCCAACCCAAGCGTTATCCCCAACCCAAGCGTCACCGACAACCTGAGCGTTACCAACAACCCAAGCGTTACCGACAACCTGAGCGTTTCCTTCGACCCAAGCGTTTCCTTCATGGCTTAAATTACGTTCATTTTCAATAAATCCTCCTAAATCACCGGCTTTAATACCCCCGAATGATCTTAACGCTCTTATTCTGAAAAGCGTTTTACCGCCTATTACTTTTGTCTCTTCCGTTAATTCATACTTTTTCATACTTGACATTTCCTTTCCGCTATGTTATAATAGCATTGTTAATATTTTTTCTTTACGTCCGCTACTGTGCCAGCAGTGCGGGCGGTATTCTTTTGCGTACTCATAAATTAAACCTCCTTTACCTAAGCATAAAGTCATACTGCTGATCCTTATACCATTGTTCTTCCTGGGCTTTTCCCGCGTCTATCACTTTTACTTTGTGACTGCTCACACTGTCGCTGACCATTTCCAGTGCGGCGGAAGCTCCCGCAAGCGCGGCTCCTAACGCTAAAAACCACGGATTCACCAGCAGTCCCAACGCTAAGCCCGCCGTCGCTCCTATTAAGCATATCGTTCCGATTTTTTGGTATGTGTTCATTTCATTATTATCCTTTCCGGTATCGGACGAATGCCGATTACCCGCTCTTCATAAGATTCCTCCGGATCAACATGGCAGCTGTTTAAATATTCTGCAAATTTGCCCGTGTTAATTAAGATTTTTCTACCGGATTGTACGGCTACCACCTTTCCGCTCTTTGCGAGCTGTCTTACAAAATACTCCGGTAATTTAAATATTTTTGCCGTTTCTTTTATCGTTGCCATATCCGGCACTTCGCTATAAAGCATGATTTTACTCCTTTCTTAATCCCATTCGTTTTTTCCATTCTTCAAACGGTTTACGGTAAATTTCAAATTCTGTGTCAGCCATTTCGCAAGAATTTGCAAATTCGGAATATTTGCCTTGCTGAATCATGGCCTTTACTTTTGTGGGCGATGTTTTTACGCCGCACTTCCTTAAATCACAGGTCAATTCATTCAATGTCATTGTTGGGCGTGTTTCCATGATTTTCTCCTTTCCGATTAAATAACAATCATCATTGTTTTAACTGTATGAAGATACCGTCAAAACCTCTCATTAACACTATCGTGTTCGGCTAAAAGATTGCCGTCAAAATCCCAATACTGAATGATCTCTCGCACGGGGTCATTTTCTGTTCCTGAGCCTTTTAAAGCCCTTGTCACAATAACAGAAATAACTTTTGCGCTATCACATCCTCTTGGCGTTACCATAACATTTTCCTTTCTTATTACGTTGACTTGATTTCTTGCTCCCAATGTCAAATTATGGTATAATTAATACATTAATTTGAGAGGGGGTGCGACTATGTCTGAATTTAATCAGCTCCGTGACCGTGTAGACAAGCTGACACTTGCATACATGGAAAAGACTTGTGATATTTCTTCTCTTTCCGTTGAAGAATTTACAAAGAAATACATAGACATTTCAGAAGAAATAAACAAAGTTTTAAAGGAAAATAAGCCCAAGTCAAAAACTATACTTTAATACTCGCACGAGGACAATACTTTCGCAATTTCAAGAATCTGCTTAGTTAGCTTTGCATATTTTCTTGAACGATGTGAGCCTAACTTAAGTTGACATTCTCTAAGGTGCTTGATTTGAGCAATAAGAGTTTGTTCAACTGTAGGCTCGCATTTTTTTAACTCTTTCATAATTCTTTCTCCTTTCTCACGCTGATTTGGTGTTGTCTTTTTTAAACAAATACCTCATATCAAATTCAGGGAAAAGATTATCCCTCAGTGCAAAAGCTTCGTCAACGTCAAAACTGCGACTTTG